AGAGCATGGAGAATCAAGCCGCCGCGGATGCCGTCACCGCTGCCGTGAATACTTTTTTTGATTAAAATCGGCCACACATTTGGCCCCACGCGCCGAAAAAGCCAATAAAATAGCGGCTTTTCAGCCGCATCCATGGGTTCGACTCCCACCGTCTCCACGAATCCCCCACTTTGGGGAGAAAACACCGCAGAATGGGCATTTTTAGCACCACTCGGCGGTGTTTTTCTTTGTCATTTCCCCCACTTTTCGGCATCTCAGTGCCGTTTGCGGCACCTCAATGCCGCATTTTGCCCCACGTTTGGCCCCACGAATCAGAGCTCCCACGCCTCTGCAAGGATGTCGTCCGCATACGCCACGGCATCAACATCGTCCGGGTCATAAACCACCCTCTGCAGGATGATGCACCGCCACTTCTTGCCCTCGCGCTCAACATCGTGTTCGAACTTCCAGATGTCCCACGGGTCGCCGTTCTGCCAGAAAAGGCCAGTCACCTTTTCCCAAGCACCGCCGTCATAGATCTCGCCGATATGATTTCTAAGCTCCTCGCTCATTTGTAATCCTCCTTCACCACGCGCTCCAGAAGTGCTACGATCCACGGGGCCGGGGTTCGCACCCCGCGCTCCCAATCTTCCACCGCCCGGCGGCTCATGCCGTACTTCTCCGCAAACTTGGCCTGCGAGAGGCCGGTCAGCGCCCGGATCTCCTTGATCTGATTCATACTGTCACCTCATCGGATAATATACCTTCCGATGAGCCATCCTTTGCGGAAGGTATCGTAGCGCATCGGACAAGCATTGTCCCATCCTTCACCGCGAGAGTGCTTATAAACAGACGCGCTCCTGTTGTCGGTGATAGCACGAAGAATCATGCCGTTCTCCGTGTACACCTTAATGTCATCCGTCACATCATGCCATCCGTCCTTAATCATTGCCTTGCCTCCTTTTTGTGCTTTCCTCTATGTTACCACGCTTTGCGGTGTTTTTCAAATGCCCTCGTTACCTCCGGGGCGGGAGGTTGGTTTTACTTGCGAAGCTCGTTGTAAAGCTGCTCTCCAACGTATTTTTTGACCGCTTCAAAATGTCTCTTGTCGGCAAACATATGGAACAGTCCAACGTAGCATTTAAGGCCGTGAATTTCATCTGCCGTCAAAACAGGCTCGAGGGCTTCCCACATCTTTTCCTGCATAGCCGGGGTCTGTCTAAGAATCTCTTTTGCAAAGTCTTCCATACGTTTTGCGGCTTCGTTATCCATTTTCATTCTCAATCCCTCCTTTGTGTATCCCCTTGATCTGATTATATGATACCACACATTGCGTGGTTTGTAAAGCACTTTTTTTGTATTTTCTCTAAAAAAATTGCAAAAAATAGAGGCCACGCCGAAACGTGACCTCTTGGGGAGTGTATCATGATGGCGAGAAGCCATTCATGCATTTTTAAGCGCGGCACGGGTCTTCGGCCCAACAATGCCGTCCACGGCGAGCTTGTGGTCTTTCTGGAACTTGCGGATCGCCGCGTCCGTCTTCCGTCCACAAATGCCGTCTATGCCGTAAGAGCCGATGTCGTAGCCGCTTTCTCTAAGCTCATACTGCACCCAGCGGACGCCGTTGCCAGTAGATCCGCGCTGGATGTAGTAGCCAACGGGCTCCGCGTAGGGATTGCCTGAGGGCGCAGGAGCGCTTGCAGGGGCTCCCAGCCGGGAATTAACCGTCTTTGCGATATCTCCCATTTTTCCATACAAATAGTCTCCGGGGCAGGCTTTCGCCGCAAAGTCCCTGTGCACGGTCATGTTCGCGCCGCTTCTATGGTTGACCCGCGTGCTCTTGCTTGTGCTCCACACGAGCTTGCGGATGCCGTTGCGCTTGCAGATGTCCGTCACCAGATCCAGCAGGGCGCTGTATGCCTTGTCGGTGACCGCATACGGATGCTTGCTGTCGGACGCCACCTCGATCGTGATCGCTCTGTGGTCGTTCGCTCGGTTGGAGGAACACCAAGAGCGGTCTTTTTCATCCACGTACAGGCCGATTGTCCCGTCCGGGCCGATTCCGTAGTTAGAGCTGACCTGTCTACTCTTCTGCGCGAACATATTGCCGCACGCCTTCGCGGACATCTGTCCCGCCATGCAATGTATCGTGATCGTGTCGATCTTGTGATTCCGGGGTATGGTCTTGTTCGGGCTGATGACCTTGACCTTGACCAGCGGTGAATTACTCATCTTCCTCGCCCTCCTCTCTTCCATCGGAGAACTCGCCCAGCATCTCCGCGCTCATTTCTTCGTCAAGAATCTCCTCCAGAATCTCTTTCTCACTCATTGCCGTCCTCCTTCTTGCTCCTGTCCACGCTCGCCTCGCAGGCCGCGTAGAACGCCGCGGAGAACATCGAGCAGATAAGGCCGATGGCCGCCACGATCTTGTTGCCGGTCTGAAGCGCCGTGATGCTGGTGCCCAGCGAGCCGAGGAAGGCCGCCACGCAGATGATGAATTTCCTGCTTAAATACTTTTTCATTCTTTTTCCTCCTTACTTATAAGAAGTCGTTGATTTCCAGTTTCTTCGAGTATTCCTTGTCGAGATTGTCAATCGTGTGCACGGCTTTGTTGTTCCGATAGTCCGGGTGAGACGCGCAGTATTTGTTATATTCCGTCACGTCATCGTTGATTTGATCCCACCATTCTTTCGAGTGCGGAACGCAATGCAGGACTTCGTCAGACGCGTCAAGAATCCTCCTCCGTGCATCGTCTGCCTTGTCCCTCTTCCTCTGCGCCCGGTCGTCCTCGATGGCGGCGGCCAGTTCATCGAGCTTGGTGTTGATGCTGGCGAACTGGTCTGCGAACTTATCTTTGCGGGTGACAAAAAATTGAATGAGGGAAACAACGGCTCCGACAACTGCTGAGCTTGTGAGGATTGTTATGATGTAGCCGGTCATTGATGTCCCTCCCTTACTTCCATCGGCCAATCGCAACAGCTTGTATCTGCATACGCGTTCCTACCGGTCTGCTGTAATAATCGTAGCCGCGCAGGACTGCAACGGTCGCGTTCAGCGAGGCGCAAGTCCCCCACGATGCGCCGGTTCCGGCTAAGAATTGACTACATACAACGGTTGGATTAGTCCCAGACAGGAATGCCATCGGGAACGTCCACGTATATGTGCCTTGATATACTTGCCCGTAAGAATTTGTTATTCCGACACTTGTGTCAATTATGTAACACCATTGTATAAGCGTTCCATCACCGAGCTTTAAATATCGTCCATCACTTGTATCGCCAGATTCGACGATAGACGCATTTTCAAACTCAGTCTTTGTTACGTACCTGCTCTGGAGCTCTTGGATGGCGTTCTGAGTGGAGGCGGCTACGTTTTGGAGGGCAAGCACGTCTGCTTTGCTCCCGTTGTCCGCGATGATTTTTGCAAGGCTTGTCTGTATTGCGCCAAGCGTGACCTGTGTATACCTCTGCATTATAACGTCCCACGTGTAGGCCGTAATCTTCATGCGCCCATTCACGTCAAGGCCGTTCCGCCGGTAAATGATTTTTACGGTATCGCAAAGGTACACCCCGGAGATTGCAGCCTCTACCGCGTCAATTTCAATCTTGCGAACAGGATTTCCCTCCGCATCGTGGCCTGTTGCATAAGCCTGCGCCGCGTTGTTTAACATTGCTGTGATCTGCTCCGCAGTCGCACCGCCATCCGGGAACTTTTCCAAGACCTCCGCAGAATAGTCCACGGTTTTGACCCTCGGATAAGGAAATAGGGAAGCGTAAGAAGTGTCATACACATTCGAACAATATTTTGTATATTCAATGCCGTCCGTCTCGATGGCGAAGAAGCAAACGGAGGTATAGACGCCGTCAAGGTCATCGTCGGCCATTAAGTCCTCCATGTTCGTCCCGTAGGTGATTACGTTCGGTCGGTCTGACCCTCGATTTTCCCATAGATTGACCGCCCAGTTTGTAAACTCATATTCGCCGCCGAATCTCTGTAAAGCGTTAAGGTCGTAGCCGGTCAGCTCCTCGCCGCCAAGGTATGACCGGATCGAGGTGCAAGAGCTCCAGTCCTGTTGGAAGCCTACGCCGGTAATACTGGTGTCATACTCAGCATCGCCACCAAACGCGAACGGCAAATCCGCGTTTGCGATTGCGCGCAAATTCATTCCATAAGAGCGGACGCCGTACGAATCCGGAAAGTTTGTGATTCCGCCCGGGATTGAGTGGATGCCCTCATTGGTTGCGACATAGTAGGACAGGTCGAAAGACACCTGTCGCGCATAGACATAGACGCGTCCGCCCATGTCGCGTTCCACTCGATAAATGCGGAAAAGGTTTTTCCCAATTGAATCCCGGAGCGGCACATACGCTTCGATGATTCTGTCGCTGATAAGTTTCTCGGCATTGATTCCTGTTGCCGGATAAACCATTTCCAGCTCGTATTTGCCGTTTCGCTCCTCGGACACCTCGCAGGAAATTGCATCTGCAAGCGAGCCAAGGAACTCTTTCTCCCATGCGGTCGGAACGTTGTATGTATATGACGTCTCGTATGTGACAGCAACATCTGCATTGTATAGCTTAATCGGTCTTTTCATATCGTGTACCAGTTTGGAAGAACTTTGAAACTCGAAGTGACGGTTGAATCTATATAGGTCGTTTTACTTCGCACGCTGGTCTCCCCGGTGCTTGGAATAAAGCTCATTTCTCCGTGTTGTATGTAAAACTCAGTCGCGCCAAGGTCGTCAAAGGTTTCAACATCAAAATCTACGTTAATAAGCCGCTTTTCAACTGTTGACGTGTCCGCAACATAGTAGGCCTGCATCGTCTGGAAGTCGAA